CCGCGTGTAACATTTAGGGCATTTGCTTCTGCCTCCGATAGTGACAGCGACGAGGTACCCTATCTTGATGAATGGGGTGCCGTGCCGTACTACTGGGCCCGAAAGGGAACGTTAGTAAAAACTGTCACACGGAACGTAGAAGTCCGTGCGGGAGTGTTGACCGAAATCATGAATGTCTCAGGTCTGGCGACCTGGGGCATGTTTGATCCGATCGAAGCTGTTTGGGAACTTATCCCCTTTAGCTTCATTGTTGATTGGTTCATCAATGTCGGCGACACAATTGGCTCTATTACCCCAAACTATGGGTTAAATGAGCTAGCTTCTTGGTTAACGGTGACAGATACTGTCTACCGTGAGACCGCTTTGACGGCCACGTATGGAGTGTCAGCAACCGGGGATGAAGAATATATCCCAATTGATATGGATTTCTATATCAAGGGTGCTGTAACTTCGGAACTAACTGTTACGAAGACTCGCATACCTAACCCAAGCAAGAGCTACTATCCAACTTTTACGTTAAATTTGGACGCGCTCAAGCTAGCCGACTTAGTAATCATCGTGAAGAATTTGTTTTCACGTAGATGAACGGTAGGACAAACCTTGCCGACCTGAGGGTAGAACCCCTCGGTGTGCGGCCGTAAGTACAAGGAGCTACACCATGCAATCTGAAGAGATCACATTGGCAGTAGACGAACTGAACGATGCTAACACGGTAGATCACGTGTATAGCCGGTTCGAAGAGTATCAAAACCGGTCCGTGTATATTCATTCCGGGCATAGCCTGGAAGCACGGGATACACTGTCGTTTTACCGCACCTTTCCGAAAGTCTCGGGTAACTTCAAAGGTATGGCCAAATCGGCCGTGAAGTTTTCCCAAGATGTCGAGGTCGCTGGAGTGGACGGGGTGTCCACCTTGACTTCCCCGATAATCGTTGAGGTGTCGTTCTCAGTTCCAGTGGGAGCAACCCAAGCCGAGCAATTAATCGCGCGGCAGCGGGCCATCGCCCTGCTTGACGATGATACGATTATGGTCAAACTAAACGATCAATTGATGGTTTAGTTATGAACTGGCAAATGTACGTCGATTTGATTATCGACAAAATTCACCGGATTGTAACCGAGATAGGTCACACGGCTGTAGAAATACTACAGTTCTGGACCTGGTTCTCCTAATCGGAGTCTCGGACACAGACCATAACGTATTATTGGAGGGTTTATGAAAGTTAAATCCAGAAACAAGCGTACTGACGTTAGAAAAGAAATGCCAGTACAACTTCCCGAGGACTACCCTTGGAAGGTTGTGAATAAGTTAAGTCACGACCTGAGGGAGTACCTTGATGACGCCGACTTCAGTAAGCTCGACGGGATCATACGTAAACGTGATTTCGGAAAGTATCTGGAGTTGGCAGAGGAGTGGGGGCTACAGAGTATTTCCCCCGCTGATACAAGCACCGTAGAAATACGGGCGAAGTATCTACTCGCTAGTTTGGTTAAGAAGTTTCGGTTCCCAACTGATCGGGGGACACGCGAGGAGCGGGCCTTACGGATTTTCCATGAGGCCGAGCTCTTTTGCAAAACGTATAACGATGAACGTTATACGGCCTTCGAGAACGCGGAGACCGAGTTTGGCGTGAAAGTCTTTCATCACGCTCGACTCTTCTTGTCCAAGCTACTTGGTGACCGGTTACCTGGTCATCGAGCTTTACTCGACAGGTCTCGACATGGTCCGGGAGCTACAATCGGCACGAAGAAAGGCATGACTTCGCTGTATTCAAAATACGCGGAGTGGCCCTATTCCTGTACGATCGATGCTTACCGGTACGCCCGATTCGCCATCGAAACAGACCAACGTTGGTTTGGAGCTTTGCAAAATGCCTACCGTGCACGTTTCGGAATACCGAAGCATATGCCGTTAGACATGAGCAAGTTCTGGGCCAGTGTCGTGAATGTGGTTGATGGTAATCGAATCGCTTTCGTTCCTAAGGACGCTCAAAAAGAGCGTACTATTGCAATCGAGCCTACCCTAAATTTGTATCTTCAATTAGGGGTTGATGGTTTTATACGTCACCGGTTAAAACGGTGGGGTGTGGACCTTGACTCCCAAACGAAGAATCAAGAGTTGGCCCGGTTAGGTAGTTTACGCGACGATGATGAGTCTAGTTGTACTATAGATTTGTCCGCCGCGAGTGACTCAGTAAGCTTAAAGCTATGTGAGTTACTTCTGCCTAGCGAATGGTGCAGTTACCTCATGGACTTACGGTCTCCTTCTGGGACCGTAGGGGATGATCTCGTCGTTTACGAGAAAATCTCATCGATGGGGAATGGCTACACCTTTGCATTGGAATCGGCAATCTTTACAGCTTTAGTTTATGCTGTGATGAGAGCCAGCGGCGAGCCCTATGACCACAGAGTGTGTGCTATATTCGGCGACGATTTGATCGTGCCAAAGAAGCATTACTTCAAAGTGGTCGAGGCCTTGCGGCTAGCAGGTTTCCGCCTTAACCTTGACAAGACCTTTAGTGCTGGTCCTGTTAGGGAATCGTGCGGTGCCGATTGGTTCCGAGGATTACCTGTTAGACCCGTATTTTTCACTGACATCCCGACTGATGTTGGGGGCCTATTGACCGATTTTAATCGGTTGAAACGTCTCCTTTCATTACGTTTTGGTGTTGAGAGTGAAGAGTCGGCAACACTCAGTTTGTACCGAAAATGGATCCCAGACAAGGCACAATGTCTTGTGGGGCCCTATTCGGATGAGTCTTTCGACTCGTACATGCACAGTGCAATGCCGCCGGCTAGCGCTAGCGAGCATTATAGGAAGCACTACGTGTACAGATACCGCAGGCTGATAACAAAGCCTGTGCCTCAGAAAGGGCAGGACTTCCACATGAGGAAGTTGATGTCTGATTTGAGGGGAGCAAGTTGCCAAACTGAAACACCGTGGTCTAAACAACCGTGGTGGGAATGGATGGCAATGGGTAAAGGAAGTAGGTTTACGGTAACGCGGAGGAATTCGCTAATCGTAGGCTACACGTACTCCCGCACCTCCTATTGGTGCGATTCGTACGCGGAGGCCCACGCCGGCTAGGTATTCTTAGCACGCGCGGGTCCACGTTAACCTATCCCTTAACTGGGATCCCAAGAATGC